TCCTCTTCCTCTTCCTCTTCCTCTTCCTCTTCCTCTTCCTCTTCCTCTTCCTCTTCATCTTCATCTTCATCTTCATCTTCATCTTCATCTTCATCTTCCTCTTCATCATTATCTTCTTCATCTTCATCTTCATCTTTATCTTCATCATTATCTTCTTCATCTTCATCATTATCTTCTTCATCTTCATCATGTTCTTTAATATCATCTTCTTCATCTTCATCTTTATTTGATTTTGATTTTTTTATTTCATCTTCATTATTATCATCTTTATTATCATCTTTATCTTTATTTGATTTAGATTTTTCTATTTTATCTTTAATATCATCTTCATCATTATCATCTTTATTTGATTTTGATTTAGATTTTTCTATTTTATCTTTAATATCATCTTCATCATTATCATCTTTATTTGATTTAGATTTAGATTTTTTTATTTCATCTTCATTATCATCTTTATTTGATTTAGATTTAGATTTAGATTTTTCTATTTCATCATCATTATCATCACTATTATAATCTAATGGTAAATCTTCATTATCATCATCATCGTCATTAGATTTTACTATTTCTAATTCATCTTCTTCATTATCATCATTTTCAGAATTACTTAATATTTTATCTTTGTCATCCATTTCTATAATAAAAAAATAATTTAAAAAAGTAATATTTTTTTTATAATAGATTTTGAAGTAAGTTCTAGAGGAAATATTCTATTTTTTATTTTTAATATTTAAATTAATTCTTGTAAAATAATTTCAAAATCATTATTAATATCATTAATAATATCATTATTAATATCATTATTAATAATATAAAATAATGAGAATAGTTTAAGATAAATATAGGAAATAATATTTAAAAAGATATCATATAATATATATAATGTATAATGTATAGTTAGAATTAATTTCATAAAATTATTATAATAATTATTATTATCATTATTGTTAAAATAATAATTATTAATATTTAAATAATAATAAATATTACCAAATATAAATATAATAATATAAATAGATAATATAATTTTAATTAAGATTAGAATAAAATAATCAATCATATTTATAAAAAAATAAAAATTTTAAAAAATCATTTTTTTAAATCCATTCTAATAAAAGAATATCTAATTCATGTAAATTATTTTTATAATAATTATAAATATTATAATTATCATTATAAATTAATGATAATATTTTATAATTGATATATACAACAATATCATAAGAAATATGACCAAATATATATATACCATAATAAATAGATAAAGCAAATTTCATAAAAATAAAATAATGATAAATAAATTCAAATAAATAAATTTTAAAGAAAATAAAGATAAATTCAATCATAATAAATAAAAAAAATAAAATAAAAATAAATCATTTTTTATTTTAAACACAACTAGCTAAATTTCTATTACAATTAAGAAGATAATTAGGATTATTATAAGGATAACCAGGTGCATAATTATTATTATTTTTATTTATAATAGCCCATTGATTTAAAGAATTTTCATTAGCTGCATTAATATTATCAGAAGAAGTAGGAAGAAATTTTTCAATACCTTCAGGATTTTCAATTAAAGGAATATGATTATCTTTTGCAACCATTCTATAATTAATACCAATTCTATCAAAAGATTCGAGAGCTTTATCTTGAGGATTCCAGCAAAGAGGATCAAATCTATTAATACCAGTTTCTTTTAAAGTACATGGAGGATTAGATAAACGACAACTTTCAGTAGGAGTATTACATTTACGAGTATCAATAGAACTTTTAATAACACAACCGGAAGAGATATATGAATTAGGAGAATAAGCGTCTTTATTACATTTAGAATTTTTATAATTAAGACCACTTAATTCACTATTATCATCAATAGCTTTTTTCATAGAACAGGAATTATTACCATAAGCTTGAAAACGAATATGAGGATCATTGGGAATAAATTGATCACATTGATTACAATCATTATAAGGTGAATTTAAATAATAAGTTCCAGGAAAAATAGTTCTTTTTAATTCTTCTTGATAAGAACCATCATCATATTTAATTCTAGTATCATTTGGATTAAACATTTATTCTTCTAATTCTAATAGAATAAAAATAAAAAAAACTTAACAATTATTTATTTTAATGGGAGGTGGAAGAGGTACAGAACGATACATTATTGATTGACAACTAGGAAGATGATTCATAGTAGTATTAATAGGAGGAGTTTTATCATTTGAAACCATATTATTATCATTAGGAGTATAAAGATTATTATAACATTTACTTAAAATACGAGTTTGACCTCTTAATTCACTGTCTAAATCTACTAAATTACCTTGAATATGAGATACTGCGGTACCACCAACAAATCCAAAATCATGAATACATTTATCTTTATGTTCATATCTTAAAGGAGAAAGAATATGACCTAAAGTATTAACACTAGTTTCTAAATCTAATTTATAAGAACAGGTATCATATTTAGTTCTATTAAAGCTCATAATTCTATTATAAATAAATATTATTTATTCTTAAAATCTAATTAGAAAAATTATTTCTATTAAAATTTTGTCTATTTATATAAGAACGTGTATCTTCACCACCATTAGTCCAAATAGGAACAATATTATTAGGATTTTGAATATCTTTAAGACAATCAACAAGAGGTATAGGTTGTTTTAATTGAAGTTCCATTAAAGATTTTCTACAAATACCGGTAGTTGTATCTGAACCAGATAATAAATCTAATTCTTTAGACATATCACCATTACAACCTTTTAATTGAGGGGCACTAGTAAAAATTCTTTGAGATAATTGAATTCTACATCTATCTCTAGTATATAAATTATCATTTTTAAGTAAATCATTATAAGTATCAATTAAACAAGAATCAGTAAGACCATAACCAGGTCTACCTCTTAAATTTGGATGATCATAAATGAAGGAAGGTATTCTAACATTAGGTTTTTCACAATCAATAAGTTGAGTAGATTTTTCATAAGTATTATAATTAATAATTTTATCATTTTGAAAATTTTTAAATTCTTGCCAACAAGAATCATTACACATATTCATTTGTCTATCAAATAAAGTATCATTATCTATATTTTTATTCATAATAAAATTCAATAATCTAATAATAAATTACATTATATTATTGAAACACTGTTCACCATTATTTTCTTTACAAGTTTTTTTTCTATTATAAAGCCAAAATGCAAAACTTTCTTGATCATTAGGAATAGTAGTTGCAGGAACAGTATAAAATTGTCTTTGAGAGAAATTATTTTCAAAGATATCATTTACATCTTTATAAACTGGTTGTTTAAAATAATTATTCATTTCATTTTTAATAGAACAATCATCAATATTACAAGCTTTAAAATTATTATTAAAATCATTATTATCATCAATTATATTAGGATTCATAAAAGGATTATTTTTTGAAGGTTTAATACAAAAAAAATCATCATTATTATAATTATTATTAATATCAATATTTTGAATATTTAATTTTTCAATAGATTCTTTTTTTTTATTTTTATAATAATAATATACATAATATAATATTATTAATATTATTAGAGCAAATATTATAAATGATATATCTCTAAATATTAAACTAGCAATAAATGATATAAAGAGAATTAAATTTGCGAATATCATTATTTTTCCTTTAAAACTCATATCATAAGATGGAAAAAGAGTTATCATTATTCTATTATAATAACTATAATAAAAAGAAGAATTAATTATTTATTTATTTTTATTTGCAAGTTTTTTTCGAAGTTCTTCACGTTTTGCTAATTTTTTTAATCCTTGTTTATTAATTGCTGTTTTTGTTTTCTTTCCTCCACCATTTCCACCCATATTCATAGCACTCATCATTTTCATCATATCCGCAAAATTAAAATTATTATCACCATTTCCACCTCCTCCATTATTATTACCAAACATACCTGGAATCATAGATGCAAATTTCATTGCATCTTTCATAATAGCTTCTTGATTTAATTCACCAGATGAAATTTTATTAGAAACTTTAGAACCAACAGTTGAAAATAATTCACCTAATCCACTTTCTTCACTTGCAAGAGCTTTAAATATATCACCTTCATTATTACTTAAAGTTGTTTTAAGTTTATTAATATCAACATCTTGAATTATTTCTTTTGCAATTTTTCCAATAGTAGTATCTTTAAGATTATCCATTGCATCAAATGTTGTATCATCTCTTACCTTATCTCCTTTAATTTTATTTAATCTTTCAATTACTTTCTTAAAATCTTCATTATCTAATTCAAATGATTCATCAAATGATTGTAGTATTTTAAGAATAATTGCAGCACTATCATCACTCATTTCATTTTTAAAGATATAGAAAACACTTATATAATGATGACATAAAAAATTATCTCTAAGGAGTTTAGATATATCAGCAATAGTAATATCAATAAAAAGTTTAACATTTTTTACATCATCACGTTTAAGCCAATCATCACAATCATCTTTAGAAATATCTAAATAAATTTTCCAAAATTCTGTATTACAATTATCATTTAAGAAATTGATATAATCATTAGAAGTTTTATCAAATTCTTTATAATTTTCTTTCATAGATTCTAATACACGATTTGCAGTAGAACTACTATCTTTATGTTTTTTTGCAATTGTTCTTATTTTTGTTAAAAGATCATAATAATATTGATTGAAAATTACGATTGAAGAACTCATTTATTTTCTATTTTCTTTATATAAAGAATATTAATTAATATCCTTAAATATATTTTTTAAAATAATAAAGATTATTTGAAGATACTATCTCTTTCTCTAGTTAATTCTTCTAAAGAAGGTAATTTTCGAGAGTCACCTTTTGCAGCCATTTCTTTATATTCATTTTCTAATTTTTCAATACTTTTATTATTATCACCTTCAATAAAGTCCCATTTATAAATTTTATTTTTATTAATATTAACAGAATTTATATTATCATCATCAATATTACTAAAATTATCACTTAAAATACTTCCTAATGTAAATGCGGATGGTTCATTAGAATCATTATTAATATTTAATGGAACAGGTGAATTAATTGAAGAATTTTCAGTAGAATTAGAAGAAGAATTAGAAGAAGAATTAGAAGAAGTTTTATCTCTAGTATTATTATTAGTAAAAAGATAACCTCTATTAGGAAGAAGAAGATAATCAAAAACTGCTTTACCATAAATAATTTCTTTGGAGGGTAAGAACATAAGTGCAGGAATACTTTTAATTTTATTTTTAAGAATATCTATTTTAGTATCAATACAGACTAATTTAATAGTTTTTTTAGTATCATGTTTTTTAATAGTTTCTAATAAAATTGAACAATGTTGACAGGAAAAACTATAAAATAAAATCATTTATTTTAATAAATATAAATTAAAATGAAAAAAAATGACATAAAAAATTATAATTATATGATTAAATAAGAATAAAATAAAAATGTTTAGTGATTATATTAATGATACTATTGCAGAAAGACATTCATTCACATTAAAAAATGTAGATTTAGGTATTATTAATTCCATTAGAAGAATTATTTTAAGTGAAATTCCTGTAATTGGTTTTTATGGTGAAGATAAAGATGAAGAACCTACTGTTGAAATTCTTATTAATAATAGTCCTCTTCATAATGAATTTATGATTCATAGAATTGGTTTAATTCCACTTCATATAAGTGAAGATATAACTGAAAATTATGTGGATAATGATTATATATTTGAATTAAATATTGAAAATAAATCTTCTGAGATGATTAATATAACTACTGGTAATTTTACAGGTAAATATAAAAATAAGGAATTAACAAAATCAGAATTAGATAAAATATTTCCAATAAATAAAAATTCTAATTCTAAAATTTTAATTACAAGATTAAGAGCAGGTGAACATATACATATAATTGCAAAAGCAATTAAAAGAATAGGTAAATTAAATGCTAGTTTTTCTCCAGTTTCTTTATCAAATTTCTATTTTATAGAAAATAAGGAAGAAGCAGATAAAAAAGATAATATACTTGATAAAGAAAGAAGTTATTATAAAGATGAATATGGAGATCCATCAATGATAAATTTCCAAATAGAAGGAATAAATGGATTATCATATAAATATTTATTTAAAAAAGCATTAGAAATTATAAATGATAAATTAGAAAATTTAATTATTAAACTTCTTGCAAAAGAAATTGAAATTATTAAAGTTAAAAGTTGTAATAACTCTTATGAATTTAAAATTTTAAATGAAGATGATACTTTAGGTAATCTTATTCAATCTATTATTCATAATCGTTATATTAGAAATAAAGATGATAATAAAAAATGTTCTTATGTTGGTTATATTTGTCCTCATCCACTTATTGATGAATTATTAATTAGATTCACTTTAAATACTAATGATACACAAGTATTTATCGATTTCTTTATTGATAATTGTAGAGAAATTATAAAAATAATTGATGATATTAAAAATAAATGGATTAGATTCACTTCTTAAATTACTAATTCCTTATAATATACATTCATTACCATATTACTATTTTTAAAATAATTCATATATAAATAATTATTAATATTAATCACTGATGTTAATACAAATGTTCTCTTTTTTTTATCAGTTCCTGTAATTTCTTCATCATAATATTTAACTAAATTAAATGGTACATTACCTGCAGAAATACCATCAATAAGTAATTTAGTTTTTTCTTCTAGAAGTGGTGTTACATCACCTGAATAAATAAATTCGTATAATCCCATAATTTATTATTAATATGTAATTAAATCCTTAAATAAATTTATATTATGAAGTTAAATCTTTAAGTAATTTATTATATAAGTTAAATGAAACTTGAGAATTAGCTCTTTTATCATCCATATCATAAATAAAAGAGTTATTATCATAGACTATAATTCTTTCAGGAATAAATTCACTATAATTATCATAATTAGATGCAGGAATAATATTAGATTTAATAATATTATCTTGATTAATAACACCAATAACTTTAATTAATAAGAAAGAAGTTTGAGTGGGAGATGAAATAGAAATAATTTTAATATGTCTAGCTAAAGGTTTATTATCTCTATAAATAATAATATCAATATCTAACATATAAAGATTTGAATTATCAATAGATTTTTTATATCTATTTAAGGTTTTATTAATAATTTTAAAATTATTATCAATATTATTAATGGGATTAGGGAGATTAAAAATAGGATTTAATAAGACTTTTTCTAATTGATTAATAGTATTAGAATAATAAGTACCTAAAGAAGAAAAAAAAGAAGTATCATCAGGAATATTCCAATGAGACCAATTAATACCTTCAATAATTTTTATTTGTTTTTCAGTATTATTTAAATCAAATAATATTGAAAATTTTTCATTTAATTCATCATTATCATAATCATAAATAAGAAGATTATTATTTTTAACTTTAATATCATAAGGTAAACAAGAATAAATTTTATTAAAATTGGTATTATATTTATTAGTATTAATATAATTTTTATCAGTGAAATTTTCAATTTGATATTTAAAGACAAAGAAGAAAGCAATTATAATAATTATAATAACAATAATTTTTAAGATAATCATTTATTCTATATTTAATTTATAGAATTAAAAGTTAAATATGATACTAATACCTATCTTAATTTATATTTTAATAATATTAGTTTTATTTATTTATAAACCTTCAATAATATTTAAGAAATCGAATGATAATAATAAATCATTATTTTCATTAGAAAATATATATCCATTTATAGCAATATTTTGTTATTATATATATTTATTATTATTAATAATAATAAAAGAATAATTAAAGAATAAATTATTAATAATATTAACATAAATATTTACAATAAAAATAAAATGATAAAAGAATGGATAGAAACATCATATAATAATAAAAAATTATCATTTAATTCTTGTATATTTTTAACTGGATATTCAGGAATAGGTAAAACATATTATATAAATAAAATAGTAAATGATTTAGATTTATTTATAATAAATATTAATTCTAATAATTGTACATCATCATTACAATTAACTGATTTATTGACAAAATCATATATATCATCATTAATTCAAATATTAACAAATAATAATAAGAAGAAAATAATAATAATAGATGATTTTGATATATTAATGGCAATAGATAATACAATTAATATTGCATTATTTAATTTTATAAATAATAATATAAATAAATTAAATCATATACCGATAATATGTATAATAAATAATGATTTAATAAAAAAAATTGGTGAAATAAAAAAGAAATGTAAAATAATTGCAATTCCAAATTTAGATGAATATGAAATTCATAAAATTTTATTAACATATGATAATAATATAACATTTAATAAAACATTAAAAATAATAAATGAAACTAATTATAATATATCAAAAGCAATAAAAATAATAACATTAACTCAATTTAATGATAATGATGAAATAAATATAATAGAAGAATTATATGGAGATATATTTAATAGAAATAAATTTAAATCAATTATTATTAAAGAACAATGGATTATTCCCTTAAATTTTCATGAAAATCTTATTAATGAATTATCTAATAATAGAAAAGGACTTAAGAAAAATAAAGAAGAATTTTATAAGAAATTTATAAAAAACTTTTGTTTTTTTGATGTAATTATGCATAATAATAATGAAATTGGTATAGATTTCTTTATATCAATTATATCAGGATTATATGAATTTCAAAAAAAGAAGAAGGAAACGATAAATAATAATTTTACAAAGATGTTAAGTTATTTATCTCTTCAAAAGAAAAATAATAAAAATTCATATAAATCTACATTTCCATTAAATCAAATAGGAAATTATCATTTATCAATGGTAAATAAAAAATATATTTATTAATATTTATTATATCTAATAATAAATATATAATAGAAAATTTATTTATTATTATTAGATATAAGAAATATTATTAATATGAGTAGTGGTTCAAGTAATCCATTTGGAAGTTTTACTGATACAATAAATTCAGGAACTAATGTTATAACTAATACTACTAATAATATTAAAGAACAATATGGTGATTATTTTACAAATAATTATATATATATAGGTTTAGTTGGAGTTGTTATAATTTGTGTAATCGTTGGATGGTTATTATATCGAATTATTACTACTAAATTATTTTTAAATATTAAAGAAGTTTCAGAAGATACTAAAGTTCCAATTATAGGAACTGAAAAGAAAACTTTTACATTTGATTATGAACCTACTGGAAATGGTGAAAGAAGAAGTTATAGTTTCTGGATATATATACATGATATGAATAAATATCCAAATCAATATAAAAAAGTATTAAGTATGTCAGATGGAGAAAATACAAATATTGATAAATTATCACCATTAGTATTTTTAGATAAAACTCAAAATCGTATGTATGTTAGATTTTCTACTAAAATAGATAATCAAAGAAATAATACTGATGATTTTTCAAGTATATCTGAAAGTAATTTAGCTCAAAAAATGATTAAAGGTATTGTAGTTCCATATATACCACTTCAAAGATGGGTACATATTGCAATTGTATGTAATGCGAATTCATATAAAAATTATATATATGCATATGTTGATGGAGATTTAGTAAATACTACAAGTTCAGGAGAAATAGATAAATATATTAATGCTGGAACTCAAGTGAAGAAAGATTTAAATAATATGAATATTAATATAAGTGGTAAATTAGTAATAGGAGGTACAATAAATGATTATACAGGAGGAAATGGATTTTCAGGATTAGTATCTAAATTTACTACTTATAATTATGAATTAAATCAAAAAGATGTTTTTGATGATTATTATTCTGGACCTATTGGAGGATTTATGGCAAGTTTAGGTTTAGGTATGTATGGAATACGAAGTCCAATTTATAAAATATAATATATATAATTAAATAGAAATGTTAAACATTATTATACAGATAATATTAGCCTTATTTTTAATATTAATAATGGGTTTTATTGCATATTCGATATATGATAATGAATATATATCATCAATAAATCTTTATAATACAAATAAAAAAGAAACACCAATATTTAAAGGTGTATATTCATATGATAAAGAAACAATAAGAGTTGAAACAGTAAATAGATTAAATCCTTATTATATGGATTTAAATCCATCTGTAAATCAAAATGGAGGTGCTGAATATTCTTATAATTTTTGGATTTATTTTAATTTAAAAAATAATAATTTCTTTAAAAAAATGAATGGAAGTAGTGAAGATCCAAATCAAGACGGTTATGTTGTATTATTTTATAGAGGAGTTAAACAATTAATACCATATAAACAATTTAATTATTCATGTGATACACAAAATAATTCATTAATACCTCAAAAATATATATTAATTAAAAATCCTTTAGTTAAAATTAATAATAATGGTAAAGAAATTGTAATTGAATATAATAATTTAAATACTCCTGATACATTTAATTCTACTGCAACTCCTATGAATTGTACTATATCACGTATATATGATAATAATAAAAATAAATTAGGTATTAAAAATATTGATACTTCTATGTATGATAAAGTTTATAATATGATAACTATTGTTATGCAAGAAAGTCCAAGTAATGAAGATGTTCTATTTCAAAATAGAACTAATTGTAAAGTTTATTTTAATGGTTCTTTAATTGCTGATAGATCAACTTATAATAATGATATTGTTAATGATACTAATTCTGTTAGAACATCAACTTCTATTAAAAAAAATGTAGGTAATTTATATATAAATCCTACAAAACATTTTAATACTCCTAATAATGGTTTAAGAAAAGATTATTTAGGAACAAATAATACTAAAATTGAAAGTATTACATTAGAAGATACTATAACAAAAGATATTCCTTTAAAAATGGCTAATTTATCATATTTTAATTATGCACTTACTGTTGATGAAATACTTGTATTATATAATAAAGGTTTTAAAAATGAATTAGCAGATATATTAATAAAGAATAATTCAAGTGTAAATAAAGATATAGTATTAGGAAAGAAGATAAATTTAGATATGTATAATGGAGATAATACTAATTTACCTGTTGAAGCGATTTAATAATAATTATTTTTATTATTTTTATTAAAGATATAAAAATTAAATATGGTTGCAGGATTAATTCAAATTGCAACTTCTGGTAGTTTAGATAATTTTATTACTATTAATCCTAATATCAGTTATTATTTATTTGCTTATAAAAGACATACTAAATTTGCATTAGAAACTAAAATTTTAGATTTTGATAAAACTATAACTATTGATGGTGTTAATAATCGTTTTAGATGTATGATTGATCCTAATGGTGGTGATTTATTATCAAATTTATATTTTATATATACTATACCTACAATATATTCTTTAGATAAACATAGATTTAAATGGATAAAAAATTATGGTACTTTATTAATAAAAAGAGCAACTTTTTATATTGGTTCAACTATTGTTGATAGTATAACAGGTGAATATTTATTATTAATGAATGAACAATCATTATTAATTAAAGATAATTATAATGATATTACTGGGAATATTTCTAATATGTATAATCCTCAAATTCCAATACCTGTTATTAAAATTAATAATAATCGTTTTGAAACTTTAACATATCCTTATTATATTCCTGAAAAAAATAATCCTTCTATTAATAGTAGAGAAATAATAATTCCTTTAAATTTTAATTTTACAAAACATCCATCATTATCTATATTATTAGCAAGACTTCAAAATAGAAAAGATATATATATTGAAATTGAAATTGAAGATATTGAAAATTTATATCAAGTTTATTCTAGAGAACTTGATCTTTATATCAGTCCCACTTATTATAATGAACTTTATAATAATATCGAAGCTTCTATTTCTATTAATACATTTATTAAAACTTCTAATAAAGATTTAAAAGCACGTATTGAAGCTACTTATGTATATTTAGATAATTATGAAAGAGGTTTAATGATGATTGCTCCTGTTAAAAGTATATTAATTGAAAGAATATTTATTTCAAATTATGAAGCTATTGTTTCTGGAAATAATTTAAGAGCATCAATTGAATTAATGGGAGCAAATCAACATACAAAAGAGATATTATGGATATTAAGAAGAAATGATTATAATAAATATAATGAAAATTTTAATTTTACTAATAGTATTCCAGAAGATGAAAATAATCCAATAATATCAATGGCTAATATTTATTTTAATGATAAAAATATTATGGAAGATAAAAGTGAAATTTTTTTTAGTAAAATACAACCATATCAATATCATTCAACTATTCCTAAAAGAGGTATATATTCATTTTCTTTTGGATTATATCCTGAAAAATGGCAACCTACTGGTAGTTATAATGGAGCAAATGTTAAAACATATTTATATGTATATGTAAAACCTGCAATAAATGATATAATAAATAATAAATTATTAACTTTTAATAAAAATACATATAATTATGATTATTTATTAAGATATTATGTAAAAAGTTATAATGTTCTTGAATATATTGGTGGTAATGTTGGAATTAAATATGTATAATTATTTTTATAATTATAATTAA